GATCGCGCTTAAACCCAGCCGGTGGGAACTTCTGGAAGTCCTCCTCGGCTTCCTTGAGCATGTAGTCGGGGTCCGGGAAGTCGGCGGCTTGCAGCACCATCTTGCGGGAGGCCGCACCGATGGCGTTCAGGCGCATCATCATTTCAGCGCGGCGGGCGCGGGTGCCGGGGGCGCTGGAACCGGGGGCCACGGTAAAGCGGAGGTGCTTGAAGAATTCCCGGCGCTGTTCCGGCGTCACCATCGACTTATCGTCGTTGATGAAGAGTTCGCTGCGGGCCAGCGCGTATTCCACCGCTTCTCCCGACGGCCCCATGATGGAGAAGACGCGGTCGGCGGTCACGAACTGGAGGATACGGGCGACCAACTTCTGTCCGACCCGCGAGAGTAAATCCTCCAAGCGGGAGGCCCGCGCACGGGTCATTAAGTTGGCGCCTTCCTGGAGTCCTTCAATCGCCAGCCCCGATTGCAGCGACCCGGCGGTTTCGCCGAGGGTGACATCGGTGACGCCCGTGATCATCTGGGCGAAGGTGAACAGGAACTTCGCCATCTGCATCCGGTCGGCCCCGAATGGAGCCGGGGTCTGCAGACTCAGCGCCTTGTTCGGCCCCCCCTGCTTTTTCAGCACCAGCGAGTTGCGGATTTTCTGGAGTTGCGCCCACTGGCGGTTGGTGAGGACATCGTGATCGCCGATGATGCTGACGAAGTTGGTGATGATTTGGTTCTCGACGGTGCCATCGACCAACTGGTTGAAGGACGTTTGAATCCGGCGGAGCAGGGAGATCGCGCTGTGGCCCCACAAATGGTCGGGATCGACGGTCCAGTCGTACCAATCCACCGGCCATTGCGCGTCCCAGTACGGGTAGGCGCCGTCCCACAAGACGACATCACGGGTGAAATGGATGTTGCGCCCATACGGGAAGATCGGTTTCCCGCTGGAGTTCACCTGGCGGTCCCGAAGGCAGCCTTCCCACACCGTCGCACGGGGGATGACCGTGGATACGCCTTGGGACGCTTTCGAGTCCCGTGATTTTTCCAGGAGTGTGGTGACCGGGGATTCCACGGTGCGGAGTGAGGAGCGGCCCGGCAAGACGGCTTTATCGGGCGTGACCAGCGCCCCGCGCCCAGGGAACCGGCACCGCAGGAGCGAAAGCGGGACGACGCGCTTAATAAAGATCGCCTCCGCATGATCGAGCAGCCCGGCCTCTAAAACAGCGGGGTCCGCCAGCAACTGGTCGGGGCGCAGCATTTCCACGTAGATGTCGTCGGTGGAGGGATCGTAGCCGGTGTAGAGACCGGCGCTCCGCTTGATGGCGGCGTTGTGGCACATCTTGAAGACCTGGCGCTGGAGGTCGGTTTCCTGCCAGACCGCGATCACGCCTTTCTCCAGGGCGCGGGCGACATTGGCTAACCCCCGCTTACGATGCTCGACGCGGAGGATCGGGCGGTTGTCGGTGAGTTGCGCCACCAGCCGGTCGATAAACGCCTGCGTGAAGTTGCACTCAAAGAGGCGGTCTTTGGGGCCAACCTCCCCTCGGTAGAGCCGGAGGTCGTCCTCGTCGGTGAACCCGTCGTTCCGCGCAAGCGCGTCTGTTTTCGCGGCTTCGTACTCGCTGATGAGCGCATGGAGGTCGTCCAAGAGCCTCCGTTCGTCGGCGCCGACCTTGTTGGCGGTGTTGATGGGGGGTGCGAATTCGCCGTCAGCCACGATTTACCTCGCGGGGGCCGTTAAAGGGGCGCCAAAACTGGTTGGCGGGACTGGAGTACCTTTGGGGGTCGTGCGTATTTCACGGGCCCGACGAAGCTCGGCTAACGAGGCTCTCCGGCCGCAGGATTCTACTTGGTCGTCCTCCGGCGGGGGGCAGAAGCGGGCGTCAAGGCGGTCTGCTGGGGGCACGAAACTCCGCCCGCAGTACGCACACGTTGTTTTTGCCTGTGGAGTGGTGGAAGAAAGGGACAGCAGCACCGTGGGAGGCGTGTTCAGCTGGTTGGCGGTGATGCTGGCGACCAAGCCCTGGTCCCGGACCAGCTCCATCGGGCCGACCACAAAGTCGAGCAAGGGGCGGTTTTGCTCCTTCGCGCACGCTCGAATCAACTGGCGGTGGTCGGGCGGGAGGTAGGACAGCATGATTTCGCACGCGGCCTCCCAATTCGGCGGCGCGGGAGCCGGAGCCGCAGGCGCCGCCAGCCGCTCCTCCAAGACCATGCCGAATTTCACGCCACGGGCGGCGGCTTCCTTCGAGAACGCATCAAACATCTCTTCCGGCAACGACACCATCGCTGTTTTTCGCCCGGTTGCAGACATCCGATTTACCTCCATAAGTGATAGGATGGATCGAGTAAGTAATCCCCCGTTTCGCGGGAATAATCATAGAGGTCGGCATCAATATCGTGGAGCGCCCACAGGGGAGGCGTGATCGGTTTCACGATCTGAGACTCCGGGGACGGCCCCCGCCGTTCGTCGCTTGACGCCAACAGCGCCAGCATCCACGCATTGACGCGGTCGTCGAAGCCCCCGCTCCGCGCCCCCCACTCATCAATCCCGATATTGAGGAATTCCCGCAACTCCAGGTAGAGCCCGGCGGAATAGACGCGGGGGTGGTCCCGCTGGACCGCCCGCACCGCATTCGTGACCAATGACACTTTTTCACGGCGGTTGTAGAGGAACCCCACCCGTTTTGACGGGCGCTCCAAGAGGTCGTCGCGCCGCCGCCACTGCCACAGGTTGGGGTAATCGCGTTTCTGGAGGTCGTTGAGCAGGGCATAGCCCCAGCCTCCCGTAATATCCGGGATGAGTTGCGCCCGATTATAATACAATCCGGTCCAATACACAAGGTCTAAAAAGTTTTCGTCGGCGGGGTTCCAATGGCCGCGTGCTTCGGCGACCTGCTCCAGGGTGTCGCGGCGGATGACCTCCAGGACGGTCCAGTCGCCGGTCTCGTGGCCCCCGGCCACGTCGATGCCGATGTCGTAGTAGGCGCCGTCCACGGGCTCGGCCCACCGCTCCACGACGCCGTCGAACGCCTCATGGAAGCCGGTGGAGTCGACAAACCCCGTGGTCCCTGTTTTCAGTTGATCCTGGATGTAGTCCAGGGATTCATCGGGGAAGGCCCTGAAGGTGCCTTTGGGGCTCTGCCAGCTTTCCTCGAAGGACAAGGGGAATTCCTGGAAGAAGAGGGCGGGGTTGCCTGCGGCGGCGTAGTTGGAGAGGGTGCGCCGACGCCAGACGATGTTCCCCAGCGTGAGTCCATGCTGGCGCATCAAGTCGCGCTCTTCGCCGGAGGCTTCAAAGTGCGGGGGGACCGGGTCGGAGTATTCCGGGTTCATCGTCCACGGGACGAAGTTGAATTCGTACTCGGTGTCGCCCCGGCGGGCCGCTTCCGCGAATTCCTTGAACCAGTCGCCCCCGAAGAACGAGGTGGATTCCATGATGACGATGGAGGGGGTGGCGCCCTTCGCTTTCGAGATGGTGGGGAAGAGGGAGGCCTGCATTTCGTCGGGGTTGCTGTAGCGGGCGACCTCTGTTAAGTGGACGAGGTGGTTCATTTCGCCTGCGCCCACGTTCACGTTCTTGGAGTGACCGGCGAGGAAGCGGGAGCGCCGCCCGTCAAACTCGATTTTGAACTTGGACTTGTAGCGGGTGGGCGGCTGCAGGGGGGTGGGCAGGGCGTCGTAGAACGTGGCGATGGTGTCGAAGCGCTCTGCCGCCGTATCTTCGTCGCCGGAGACGATAAAGGCGTTGTGGTAGTTCTGGAACGCGGTGCGCTGGAAAAAGAGCGAGAGGACGTAAGCCGAGGCTCCGATTTGGCGCGGTTTCCCCCAGATTTGGCGCACCCACCCGTCGCGCTTGCGCTGGGCCATCACTTTTTTGTGGAGCATTTGCTGGATGGGGTTCAAGATGAGGGTGGGGAAGCCGACCACCGTCCGCGATTTAATGCGGAGGTACTTCTGGGCGAGGTAGAGGTAGCTGGTTTCGCACCGCTTCAGTTCCTTCGCCCAGTAGAGGCGGTCGTATTCGGGGGCGCTGGCTTCCATGTGTGTTTTTACTTAGCTCGGTAACGGTAGTGGGCGGTGAAATGCGCCGCGTAGTCTTGTCCGTACGCCACCAGGAAAAACCCTTGTTTTAAGAGCCAGGCGGCGATGGCGCGGCGGCCCTTCGCCGTCATCCGTGGCGCATCCGCAATGGTCAGCACGGCGGCGGTTTTCACGGCGTCGAGCTTAATGCCACCCCGACGGCCCTTGGTAGTTCCCGATTTCACTAAGCACCTCCTCTGGGTTCTCCGGTAAGGCGGATAGGTCCTTTATGGTGCGGAGCGGGACGGTAAACCCCACCAGTTCGATGTTGAGGACATCCAGTTGGTCCTGGATGCGGGCAGACGCTTTCCAGCCTGCGTAGCCGAGCAGGCCCAGTCCTATGAAGTTGAGGGCGGCAAGGACGCACAGGAATTCCAACATGCTGCACTCCTACTGCGGGGCCACGAGGCCGCACACGGTTTGAAGGTGTTGTAAGATACGCTGCGCTTGCTCCATGTCGGCTTGCGCTTGGGTGGCGTCCGTCCCCGGCGGGAGGGCCTGCAGCCCCGCTTTGGCGATGTCGGCCGCCATCCGCGCCGCCGGAACCATCGCACAGGCCTGTTGCGCGATGTCTTTGGCTTTGGCGGCATCCTCGCTGGCACAACCGCTCAAGAGCAGGGATGCCGCCCATAGCCCAGACGTGAACACACAAGCTGGAATAAGCCTATTCATCGTGTCCTCCTCCCGTTAGGTCCCGCACTGGGGACGATACGCTTCCACCAACTCCCCCGACTTTCCATTATGGAGGCCGCCGAACCGATCCATGTAATACGCATCCTCGTTCCGGTCGGCCTGATCCATCAAGATAAGCCTGGACCAGTACCCTTCCTCGCACCTGTACTGCCACAAGCGCCATTTCTTTGCGCCGCAGCGGTAGGAGCGCACCCGGTACTCGATGCCGCTGATCCGGGTTTCCCAGGCGTCTTCCGCCTGGCAGGGCTCGCTCAAGCGGAGGAAGTCGCGCTCCATCGCCTCCAATGTATCCATTTGGGCGGCGGCGGGCGTCGGTGTGGACCACACGCACGAGGAGACCGCCAGGAACCACGCCACGATGAACGCCGGGTAATAATGCCACATGACGGAGGCGGGGCGCGTCGTGGACATCCCGATATGCACGAAGGTTTTCCCGATCCCGATGCGGGTAATCCCGCGTTTCAGCGCCGCCGTGACCAGCTTGAAGCGCGTGGTGGATTGCAGGCATTGGATGTCGGCGCCGGTCGCGGGCTGGTCGGTATGCTCACTGTTGGACACGCCGCCGACCGCTTTGTTGCGGGCGGGATCACGGAACCCGGAGTTGACATGGATCGGGAGGCCGTCTTCCTGCTCCAGCTGGGTGAGGACGGCCAAGAGGCGCGGATCAAGTTGGGTGAATTGGCCGGTCATCGCGTTGCGTCCTGGGTTGAGGATTCCAAAAACTCCGCACCGCCCGCCACCGGCGCGTGGCGGGGGCGCCCCCTCGCTTATGTTGGGGGAGTCCGCCGGATTGCAGGCTGTCGCAGATGAGGGCGGTCATGGTTTTCTTCGGCCAGCGCGCATTCATCATCTTCGGTTACCCGGTTGTTTGGTTATACGCCTGTAGCATGGTTCGGTCATATGGTTGCAGGCCGGTTAGGTTAATGTGGGCGGGTCCTGCCCCAAGGCGCTCAAGATCAACCACAACTCCCCACCCCGCTCCACTTGTTCCTGGAAGGACCATAAGGTGGACAGGCAGCACGCCGGGAGGCGGTCCTGGTCCGCCGGGTCAATCGGCCTCAAGCAGCATTGACAAAGCAAGGCAAACATAGTTGACAATCAAGTGACTATTCGCCGGATGCCCGCTTCACTTTCGCCGAGCGTAAAAACCCGTCCAGGATGGCGAGGGCTTCCCGGAGGCGGTTGTACTGATAGACGGGTTCGCCGGGTTTCAACGCGGGGCCCGCCTTCACCTGGGCCACGCTGAGTTCCAACAAACGATGCGCGTGGCGGACATCATCGAGGACGGTAGAAGAGACGGGGATGCTGGGCGTGGGCATTAGAGTTGTTCCTTCTCGCCCGCGCCGATGGTCCCGCCAACCTGGGCTTTCCCCAGGACCGCGAGGGACGCACAGCGGGGGCAGCGCATGACCCAGACGCCTTCAAACTCCTTCGCCACTTTCAACTCATCCCCACAGGCGGAGCAGCGCTTCGCCCGCCCCAACTTCTCCAGCGGCTTCCCGTGATTCAGCAGCGGTTTGATGTGAGATTTAACGCGCTCCCAGATTTCAGGGTGGAGGGTGGTGTAGGTGACGCCCAATTCATCTACACGGCGGACGGCGGGGCGGTGGTCCTCTA